ATGACGAAGAAAAAAGCACATAAACCTGGTTCAGCGACCATCGCGCTTAACAAGCGCGCCCGTCACGAATACTTTATCGAAGAAGAGTTCGAAGCGGGACTTGCCCTGCAAGGCTGGGAGGTTAAATCCCTGCGCGCAGGAAAAGCCAATATCAGCGACAGCTACGTCCTTCTGCGTGACGGAGAGGCATTTCTGTTTGGCGCTAACATCACGCCAATGGCCGTGGCCTCCACGCATGTGGTGTGCGATCCTACCCGTACCCGCAAGTTACTTCTCAACCAGCGCGAACTGGACTCATTGTACGGTCGCGTCAATCGAGAAGGCTATACCGTAGTGGCGCTCTCCCTGTACTGGAAAAATGCCTGGTGCAAAGTGAAAATCGGCGTCGCCAAAGGTAAAAAACAGCACGATAAACGTTCAGATATCAAAGAACGCGAATGGCAGGTGGATAAAGCACGTATCATGAAAAACGCCCACCGTTAAACCTGCACTCCAATTATTGACCAGTTCCTCACCGCGCCTCCCTCTCCGGCGGCGCGAATGAACATCTTATTGGCTATCACATCCGACACAAATGTTGCCATCCCATTGCTTAATCGAATAAAAATCAGGCTACATGGGTGCTAAATCTTTAACGATAACGCCATTGAGGCTGGTCATGGCGCTCATAAATCTGGTATACTTACCTTTACACATTGGGGCTGATTCTGGATTCGACGGGATTTGCGAAACCCAAGGTGCATGCCGAGGGGCGGTTGGCCTCGTAAAAAGCCGCAAAAAATAGTCGCAAACGACGAAAACTACGCTTTAGCAGCTTAATAACCTGCTTAGAGCCCTCTCTCCCTAGCCTCCGCTCTTAGGACGGGGATCAAGAGAGGTCAAACCCAAAAGAGATCGCGTGGAAGCCCTGCCTGGGGTTGAAGCGTTAAAACTTAATCAGGCTAGTTTGTTAGTGGCGTGTCCGTCCGCAGCTGGCAAGCGAATGTAAAGACTGACTAAGCATGTAGTACCGAGGATGTAGGAATTTCGGACGCGGGTTCAACTCCCGCCAGCTCCACCAAATAAATCAAGGGGTTACGTGAAAGCGTAGCCCCTTTTTCTTTGGTAGTGGCGGCAAAATGGCGACAGACTTTTGCGTCCATCTTGCCTGTCGCCATCTTGAAATCATGCAAAGAGGTTTCACATGGAAGAACTTCACTTTGTTTACATCAATGCAAATGGTCGTATCGGTGTTCACTCTATACAGAGCATCAGTTATAGCGAAAATCATATACAGGGCATTTGTAAGAACACCGATCGAATAAAAACCTTCCGAAAAGACCGCATTCTTAAACAGTACGATTCACCAGAACAAGCCATTCAGGAATGCGCGTCATTCCTCCCCGAAAACTACTCACATCTCACTAAGCAATCTGGTCCGAAAAAAAATACATTCGATGTGTGTTTCACCGGATTTAAGAAAGCAGATAAAGAAAGATTGGTTGATAAGGCGAATGAACAAGGATTAACGGTAAGAACCTCTGTAACCCAAAGCCTTCAGATGCTCTGTTGCGGTTACAATGCAGGCCCATCAAAAGTATCGGCAGCCAGGATGAAAGGCACAATCATCATAGATGAGCCTGGCTTTATACATTTTCTTGAAACGGGTGAGATCCCAGATGAATAAAAACCTGCCGTAGCAGGTTCTCTTTCTCAAAAATTCATATGCCCCTGACCACCTGGCAATGGATGTGGAGGAGCAGTAGCAATCAGTGCGGGTGTCACAATAAACCGGACCACTGTTTCATGGGTAACAAAAGTGCTCCCGCAGTTAATATTTTGGCACTGGCAGTAACGCTCTTTGGTGCTTTCTGTTACTTGAAAACTGCTCCTTGTGTGCGCCGCATGACCACACTTTGGACAATTCATCATATCCAGATCCCTACCTTTGCTATCAGAATCATCGTAATGATACACAAAATACCAATATTGAGAACCATTTATTCCATTTCAAGATCATCAATCTTCACTTCAAGTTCAATACTGGTCGTAAAACCGTTATCCGGGCTGACGGTATGCGTCAGAGTCGTAATGGTCCATTCCGCATCATCTATCGGCTGTTTAAAGCCACTGACCTTCACAGGCATTTCCGTGTAGAGATCTGCCCGCCCTTCCGCCAGTTGTAGCGAGAATGACGCAACGCCGCGTTGCAAACGTTCCCACTGTATTTTCGCTGCCCGTTCAGCGTTGCCCCGGTTGGCATAGGTGCGATTAAGTACCAGCACGTTTTCATCCGTACCCACCAGGTAATCGCCCTGCTTCGCTTCCGGCTCTTTCTTCTGATTCTTCGTTCTGCGCTTACGCTTCACCGTAGTGCTTTCTTTCTTCGCGGGTTCGCGGGTATGCAACCAGCTGGCAATTACGCCCGTGTAGGCTCCGCGATCTGCCAGGGTAAAGCGGTGACTGTCGCCGTCCTTGCGTGTGATAGTGATCACCGGCAGTGGTTTACCGCTGGCGCTTTTACCCTGTCCCTGTCGGATGAATAACAGATTGCCATTTTTCACCGACGCAATAGCACCGTACTGGCGCGCCAACCGCATCAGAAAACTGCCGTCACTCTCATTGGTCTGGTCTATATGTTCCACGGGTTTATCTGACAGGTCTTTACCCAGTGCCATCTTCAGTTTGTGCCGCGCAGCTATTTCCTTCACCACTTCCCCAACGGTGGTCTTGTGCCACGACTTTTCACGGCGGGTATTCAGCGTTTCACGAAAATCAGCACTTCGCGCCCGGATAGTCAGGCGGTCCGGTGCGCCAGTGTGTTCAATCTCGTCCACCGTGAATGCCCCTTTCGGGAAAAGCGGCTGCCCCTTCCAGCCCAGCGCCAGCGTAATGACCGCACCACGGCGCGGCAGCACGATTTTTCCATCGGCGTCGTCCAGCTCCAGATCAAGCTGGTCCGCTTCAAATCCCCGGTTATCCGTCAGCGTCAGCCCCATCAGGCGGTTGTCCAGCACAGTGGTGATATCCCTGCCTTCAATACTGATGCTGAATGCCGGAGTTTTGTTGCCTTTGTTAAGCAGTTCAGAGCTGAAATTCACGACAGAAGCCCTCCCACCGTTTTACTGATATCGCTTAAGGCAGATGTTGCCGTTCCCTGCAGATTATTCAGCTGCGCACTGAGATCACCGAACATATCGGACAGGGATTCATCCACCCGTTTGAGCGACAGGGTGAACTCAATCCGGCGCGGCATACCGTCGCGGAAAAACTCCGTTTTAGTCTGATTCAGTCCCTCAATCACATACATGCCATAAATCGTGCCGCTGCCTTCAATCAGGGGCCATGCTTTCCCCTGTTCTGCCATCTGCTCCAGTGCCAGCAACGACAGCCTGCCACCTGTTATCTCCGGCATAAGAACACCGGAAAGCGTCAGCATGTCGTTGTCCGGTCCCAGAAACTGCGTGGACGGACGTCGGTTTACCCGGCTGTTTGCCGCATGTCGCCAGCTGCGTTGATACTGCAGCTCCTGATACGGCACGGTGCGCAGCATAAACACGTACAATCCCAGCACCATCATCATGCGTCGTATCCCCCCTGATCGCTGTAGTTACTCCTGGCTTTTGCCTTCAGCCTGCGTTCACGTTCATCAAGCTGGCGGGCCACCTCCCGCGCAATATCCTGCGCACTTTGTCCTGGCTGCGTCTGGATGATGATCTGCGTCGGTGCCTCAATCCTGTAAACGGGCGGCACAGTGGCTGCGCGACTCACAATTGCTTCTCCACCTTTCGCGGGAAGTGCCAAAGGGTGCAACGGTGGAAGCTCTGCTGGCGCGGCAGCAACGCCCATCATTCCGGCAACAACGGCAGCCAGTGCAGCTGTATTTCTCCGGCTGGTCACATTTGCCGGGCCGTTAACAATTTCCGGCCCGTTTTCACCGACGATGCCAAACTGCCCGCGCGGGATATAGCCGCCGCTGTCATACATCCCCGCAAAGCCATATCCCCATGACGGAAAACCACCCGATGGCATCATCACTTTACCGTCTGTATTCACCGTCGCAGGTTGCTGACGCGTCACACTTTCCGGTAGTTTCGCCTTTGCGGCCTCTTTACTGACAACGCCGAGTTTCTCCAGCAACCAGGAAACGCCGGATTTCAGGGAGTCCAGCGGATGCATGACCATATTCAGCCCTTCCGCCAGTGCCTCCCCGAATCGCCGTCCCATTGCCGCTGCACTCTGCAGTTCGGCAGAGGTCGACTTAACGGGCGTCAGCAGATCAGTAAACCAGCCCCACAGCGCCTGTACTTTGTCGCCAATCCACTGGAACACGGGCTTAAGCGGTTCGAATGCTGCACTGACGGGACCTGCCGCCGCTTTGAATCCTTCCACCACGCCACCAAGAAATGCGGTGATGGGTTGCCAGTATTTCCAGACAACCAGCGCCACGCCCGCCAGTGCAGTAACCACAAGACCTATCGGACTGAGCAGAGCACCTAACAGACCAGATACGGCATACAGGGCAACGCGCAGCATCGCCAGTGGACCAGATGCCAGTACTCGCAGCACCGTGCCTGCGGCGGCCAGTCCACCGCGCAGTACCGCCAGAGGATTCATAAACATCACAGCAACAGCACGTAAACCGGATAATCCAGACCGCAAAAGTGCAACCGGCGCACCTGCTACAGTTTTCAGGACATTTCCCGTCAGTGATGCCGTGCGGCGCAAAGACGACAACGGCGCAGTAAGTAAACCTGCGGCGTTGCCCGATGAAGCAAGCCCGCGTCGCAGCAGTGCCAGTGGTGCGCCAGCCAGCCAGGACAACGCGCTGCTGGTTCGGGTTACTGCTGCCGTAACGGAAGGTAACGTTTTGATACCCAGCACAGAGAACCCCAGACGGATCACTGCCAGCGGCCCCAGCACTGCAGCTAACACCACCGCTAAGGTGCCGAGGCCCACGGTAACCGCAGCCACAACAGCCGCTGCTTTCATCAGTGTGCCCGTCAGTTCCGGGTTAGCTTCCACCCAGCGACGCAACGCCCCCGTGACGCTTTTCACCGTGTACAGAATATCCATCAGCGGCTGGCGCAGCGTTTCACCCAGGCTGCTGAAGGTGTTCTGCGCTCCGGTTTTGACCAGCAACCACTGAGCAGAAAGTGAGTCCTTGTTGATGTCGGATTCTTTCTGCATGGAACCGAGCGCATCATTGCCCGCTGTCAGCTTTAACTGGCGCTGCAGTTCCGGCAGGTTGTTTGCCAGTTTCGCCGCGTCATCGCCAAACTCTTTACCAAACAACATGGTCATGGCAGACAGACGCTTGTCCTGCGGCAGTGCGTTCACCTTCTCCAGCACGCGCTGGATGGTTCCCATCGCATCCTTCGTCATCTGCTTTTCAATCACTTCAGGATTGAGTTTCAGCAGATTCATCCCTTCAAAGAAACTCTTGCTCTGCATGGTGGCAATGGACAATTCACGCACCATCGCGTTTGCTGCACTGGCTGCAACCTCCGGCGCAGCGCCCAGTGTCAGAAAGGTGGAACCCAGCGCCGCCGCTTTACGATAATCCAGACGGTCCGCCACACCGCCCAGACGTTGCATGACATCAATAATGTCTGCCCCTTTCGACATGGCGTTATCATCCAGATAGTTCAGCGCATCACCGAGCTGTTCAATATTGCGGGTAGGGATTTTGTAGAGCTGGGCGATTTTCCCCAAACTTTCTGACAGTTCATCCGCTGGCAGCTCAAAGGCTGTTGCCGCCTTTGCTGCCGTACTAGCGAAGGCCAGCAGGTCACGTTTCTGGTCTTCCCAGCTGTCGTCAGGGTTTGCGACGTTCATGCGCGCACCACCTTCAACCAGTGCAGCGAAATCCACCGCACCGTTTTCCATCGGCAACTGTTCGCTGGCAGCCTTGATGGCATCCTGCATTTCATAAAAACGTGCAGTGCGGTTGCCATTATCGTCACGCAGACCATTGACCTGCTTTGCCACACCTTTCATGGCATCTTCCATGCTGGTATAGCTTTTTACCGCCGCCATCACTGGTGCGCCCATTGCCAGCCCTGCAGCCGTGGTGGTGGCTCCGGCTCCTGCGATGCGATCGCGCACTTCAAGCCGTCTTGAGTATTGTTCTCTGGCAGCGTTCATCCGTGCCTGTTGTTCACCCAGACGTTTAAGTGCTTTTTGCTGGCCCTCCAGTGCCTGACTTGTTTCTTCAGCATTTTTCTTAAGTTCTCGCTGGGCACTACTGAGTTGCCTGGTATCAATCCCTGATTCTTTAAGTGCCTGACGTTGTCTCTGGACCGCCCCCAACAAGCCGTTATAGGTCTGCTGAAGTTCCTGTACTCGTGTTTTGGCCTGACTGAATAACTTTGCCTGCGCGGCGGTTGGCCTGTTAGTGGCAGCAAATTGTGTGGCGAGTTTTGCCGCCTCTTCGCGGGCTGCGTTCAGGTTGTTGGCTGTTATGGCTAGTTGCGAGCGAGTCTTGCGAAACTCATCAATTCTGCCAGCCTGCTTATTCAGTTCTTTGAGGCTGTTTCTGGTATTCTGAATTGCGCCAGCCAGCTCTTTCGAACTGGCCTGTGCAGCACGGAATGGGCGGGTGAGTTTGTCAACCGCATTAAGAATGACCTGCAGACGCAGGTTATTATCACTCATCGTTGGCCCCGCTTCTCTGAATCGCTTTATACCGCCATTCCAGCACTTCGGTCAGCGGCATAACGTCAGTAACGGATGGCGGCCAGTGAAAAATGGTGGCGATATCTGCCACCAGATCGTCAACCGTCAGGCTGTCGGTAAACCGGCAAGTACCGACTTCTTCAACAAAAAAGTGACAACCTCAACCGACATGGCAGTGAGATCTGCCGGGTCCATCTCTGCAATTTCCTGTGCAGTCAGTGCCGGGCTGGAGATGCGGGGGATCACGGTCATCATCGCGTTCACATCCATATCCATAATCGCCTGCAGGCGTGTACCGCGCAGCGCACCGGACTGCGGTTTGCGCAGCACAATTTCGGTGATTTCTGTTTTACCACGCTTGATAGGGGTATCCAGTTGAATGGTCTTTTCAGTCTGCTTATCGCTCATTTTGCTGTCCTGTAAATTAGGTTCTGGCGCGGTATTCCGCGCCGTCAGATACATCAGAGGCCGAGGGCGTTACGGTGTGCTTCCATCAGGTCCACACCGTCCACGATCTCCACCATGTTGATGAGGTCCACTTCATAGAGCACCTCACCATTGATGGTCAGCTTCGCGTAGCTGTTAGTGCTGGTCACTTTGGTGGTGTTGCTTTCGCCCGTCTTCCACTCGCCGGAATCCACTTCTTTGTGACGTCCACGCACCACAAGCTCCACAGCCTGCACTTCCCCGGTATCGTCACGCTGGATAGAGCCGGTAAAGCGCAGCTGGATGCCATCCACAGTGGCTTTGCCCATCTGCTTAAACAGCAGCAGTTCAGTACCACCAATGGAAAATTCTGTGTCCAGAGCACTGTCATCAAGCCCCAGATCCACATCCACTGCACCCGGCATTCCGCCGCCGCGATACTTCTCATATTTGCGGGTGAATTTCGGCAGTGTCAGCGACTCAACGATCCCCTGCCAGTTGTTCCCGTCGTTAAACAGGTTCAGGTGTTTTAATTTGCGTGGTAAAGCCATGTTGTCCCCTTACGCGCTGACCTGGCTGGCAAAATTCACCAGGTACTGATCGGTGATGCGCTGGCGCAGCATCAGGTTTTCAAGTGGCGGCACTGGCGTGTAGTCGTAGTCGATGGTGAGCTTCCCGGCTTTCAGCGTGTCTTTATCGTTCACCGACTCGTCCAGCCAGCAATCACCACCAATGAGATAGCCCTGACTGACCAGGCTGCGCATTTTGGCGCGGATACCTTCGATAATGTCGCGCGCCAGCGACGGGTTCAGCGGTTTGTCCACCGCCCACATGTGCGCTTCTGCCATCGTGTCCGTCAGCACCTGCGCCGTGCGGGTGTAGTTTTCGAAGGCAAAGAGCGGGTCATCACTCAGGCAGCGGGAACCCCAGAAGCGGAAACCGTCTTTACGCACAAGTGTGGTGACGTCGTTCTGGTTCAGCAGACCTGCATCGGTTGCCGGGTCCTGCAGATCCCAGAACACATCTGCAGAAATTCCGGTGACACCGTTCACGCCCACGTTGGACAGGCTTTTGTGCCATCCGGTCTGCTCGTCAATTTTGGCGCGCAGACCAAGCGCACGGGCGGTGGCATATGCCGTTGCTTCGGCATTCAGCACCGTGTCCCAGCCAGTAAAGTCAGGCCAGATCAGCATCCCTTCGCGCTGGCTAAAGTTTTCACGGTAAGTGATCGCCTCCTGTACCGTCTTGCAGCCATACGCTGACAGGTAAGCAAATCCACGCAGTCTTTGCGCCACGCTCAGCAACTCAGTAGCTACCGCCTTGGTGTCGTGGCCTGGCACGCCGAGAATGCGCGGTTTAACGCCGAGCTGAGCCTGTGCAGATAACAGGGCTTTCATACCTGTTTTTTTACCTTCAGCAGTCACTGCGCCGATGATATTGGTCGTGGTTTCGTCTTCCGTTTCACCCTGCGGCACACGCACAACAACGGTCACGGGTTTTGCCTGGTCAGCGATGGCATCCAGCGAACGAGCCAGCGTGCCTGACTCACCCGCTTTACCGCTGGCAGTCAGCACATCAGTGATCAGTACGGGTTTATTAAGAGGAAACATTTTTGCATCGGCATCATCGCCCGTACAGACCATGCCCACGATGGCGGTGCTCACCGTGGTAATGGATCGGGTGCCTTCGTTGACTTCAACAACGCGCACGCCGTGGTGGTAATCCTGAGCCATAAGGCAGTCTCTCCGGTTGTAGAGGGGGTCTGCCTATGTTCTGGTTGATGCGCACAGGATGCACGAATTGGGTTTTGTATGGAGAATGGTACAACGGCAGGATGAAATAAGCCCCGCAGACGCGGGGGTAGGAATTTAAAATTGTGGTATCTCGGGCCAGTTAATGTCAGGTGCAGCGCTGGTATCCGTTGCCGTCACCGCGTCAATGTAATCCAGCACAGCGTTTAGTCGGGTGGTTTCTGTCTGCGTCAGCTTCCTCCCGGCCTGCAATTTCAGTTGAATCAGACTAATGGAAGCCATTGCAGTATCAATCAGTGACTGGCGCTGTGCTTCTGCCGCTTCTATTGCGGCACCGTATTGTGCCTCGGTATCGGTTACCCATTTCTCACCATCCCATTTATCGTATGGCGTTAACGGAGCGATAGTGGTCATATTTTCAGGGTAATCCCCTGGCGCTGTGATTTCTTTTGGTTCTCCCGTTTCGGTGCTATAAACAATTTCACCGCGATGATCTGGCACATATTTCCACGAGTTCAAATCCGTTGAGCGGCAAATTGCATAACCCGTTTTATGTGTACCAGGTGCATCTAAACAAGAACATGCCGGGATACCGACACCGACAGCAAGATATTCGGTTGATGTTGAGATATATTCCTGTGTCCCATTATCATAGTTATAAACGGTAATATCCCCTGCCTTTACCGCGATCAGCGCATCATTTAATACAGCTCCACCCATTATGCAGCCCTCACGATATAATTAAATGAAATATTTCGTGGACGTGATTCGTTACCGAATTTATCTGAACCATCAGTATTTCTCGCTGAATATGTTTGGAGGATTGTCCCTGATGATGGACTCGCATTATATTCATTTGTTCCTGCTGGATAGTATGACATTGCACTATTGTCATCTTTGAAAACAGCAGACATCAATCCATCACCACCACTTCCGTAAGCAGTTGGTAAGAAATGACGGTGATCGAAAGAAAGACTATTTTGTGCCGAAAGTAGGGAACGACCAGAATCTACCCCGCGCCCATCATCCCAGCCACGAATAAACTCACCACGTAAATCAGGCAATTTATTTGTCGGGTAAGCCTTCGCCAGTTTTGGATATTCAACGGCAGAAAAAGCCGCACCGTTGCATTTCAGCCAGCCAGTAGGCGGTGTGGCTGAAGGCCACGGAACAGGCACACCAACGGGTAATGCCGAACCTTCTCCCAAACCAAGGTATGCGAGAAGACCAGCTACATCCTTTCCACTCAAATTGGTAAGCGTATTGTCCAGCGGTTGTTTACCTGCCAGTGCATTAAGCATTGTCGTGGCAAAGTTCGGGTCATTCCCCAGCGCCGCCGCCAGTTCGTTCAGTGTATCCAGTGCCGCAGGTGCAGAACCCACCATTGCCGCAATCGCCGATTTCACAAAAGCCGTAGTGGCAATCTGTGTATTGTTGACCGACTGCGCCGCCGTGGGGGCTGTTGGCGTTCCGGTGAGTGCCGGACTCGACAACGGCGCTTTCAGTGCCAGCGCATTGTTAATGGTGGTACTGAATTTCGGGTCATTATTAATGGCAGCGGCAATTTCTTTCAGCGTATCCAGTGTGGCTGGCGCACCATTAATAAGGGCCATCAGTGCCGCCTGAACAAACGCGGTGGTCGCAATCTGCGTGGTGTTATTCCCTGCTGCTGGCGTTGGCGCTTTGGGTGTCCCGGTAAACGTCGGACTTTCTTTCTGTGCATACTGTGAATGTGGGTCCTGTGCGGCAAGGTGTTTTGCCATCAGGTCATCCACATACACCTTCAGCTCCAGTACCTTGTCATCCACATACTTGCGGGTTGCCAGCACTACAGCAGGATCGATTTTCAGGGTGATATTTTCCGTGCTGCTGGTAATCAGCACCATGCGCACGGTCTGGGTGCGCCCGCTGCCTTCAGCCAGTTGCGGTTTATAGCTTTCCGGGCAGTTCCCCACGGCAATCAATGCCCCTGACTCATCAAACAGGCCCACTTCACGTATCCACCAACCGCCCTCGTTTTCAGGGATCACCTGTTCAGCAATAATCTGGCTGCTGTTCTGCGGGTCGATATAGAGCATATTCAGCGCAGCCCGGCGTTTCTCATTTACCAGTGCAGTCTGCTTTGCGTCCGGCGTCGGCAATACTCCGCCGCCATCGCCCACCGCCATATGGGTAATTTTTAGCGGCACACCGAGCGCGGCGGCGCTGGCAAGTTTCGCCGCGCCAATATCCGTCAGCAGGGTATAAAATTTTGTGCTCATGGATTCACTCTCATTGTGTCAATAACATGGACCGCCCCGCATTCATGCGCGGTGCCGCCGGAAATAATTGTTTCGTTGATATACGGATAGATCGTGATTTCTTCGCCAAGATAGCTGGCGGCTCCCACCCAGTGCGGGCCGCTAGTCTGCAGGTTGATGGACATGCCGATCATGTGACGGCTACATGGTTTGGCATCGCTTATCAGTCGCTCAAGTTCCAGATAGGTATCTTCAGTGATGCCCTGGTCCTGCACGCCGATATCCAGACGAAACGTGCCCGGTGCCTCTCCGGTCTGCCACCACTCAATAATGCGGATCAGAAAGCCGAACGGCTCCACCACCCGCCGCACGGCACTGGTGGTTCCTTTATGCTGATGAATATAAAAAGCATCCTTCACCACCTGACGTTTGACGCTTTCTGTCCAGCCCTCGTCCCAGCGATCCACAGAGAACGCCCAGGCGAGATAAGGCAGGAAACTGACCGGACAGGTTGCCGGATTCCACAAGTCACGCAGCGGCACCTGCAGATCAGAAATCCCGCTGCAGGTTTGCGCCAGTCGGCGCTCCAGTGGCGTTGAACCCGGTGGCAGCAGACTATTCATCCGTTCCCCCGTTGGTCACGCTCCACTGCGTACATGATGCCGCCTGCGTTTTGTTCAGGACCACATCCGCCAGCGGGGAAGCCAGTTCCACACGCTGAACACCCTCAACATGCAGCGCGGCAAAAATGGCGCTACGGCGAATATCCCGACCAAGCCGCGTCTGACTGGCGATGTACCTCTGCAGGCTGGCTTTTGCCGCTGCCATTACCGGCTCTGCTTCCGGCCCCGGATAGAGAAAAATGGTGGCTTCCACGCGGTACGGGATGATTTCCGCGCTGCGAACCGTCAGACGGTCAGCCACCGGGCGGACGTTCTCACTGTTCAGGGCTTTCTCCACCACATCCAGCAGGTCTTTTTCTGCTGTTCCGTCGCCTTCACGGCTTAGGACCGTAAGCACCACCTCTGCAGGTGCCGGACTGGTTGCACTGGCATCCGCCACCCGACCGTCGGCGCTTCGTGCATGAAACTCATAAGCGGCAGTTGGCCCAGCAACAGAAAGCCCTTCAAAGGCTGCAGGCACACGCAGGCGTAACGCTTCATCACTTTCCATCACAGCCGCAACGGGCGGTACAGCGTCATCATCAGCAGGTGTCACCGTCAGGCGTTTCACGTTGTAGTTAGCAGCGAGCTGGTCAAGATCGCCGCCCATCGCGTAAGCCACCATCACAGCCTGCGCGGCTTCGTTAATGCGCTGGCGCAGAAGCAACTCACGGTAAGCGTTCTCCTGCAGCAATTTGGTGACGGGTTCAGATTCCAGTTCCAGCGTACGCATCACTGCTTCCTGCTCATCTTTCGGATGAAGCGCCACAAATTCTGCCTTGCGTTCGGCAAGCAGCGTCTCAAAGTCCGGCACATCCACAATCTGCGGCGCAGGTAACTGCGAAAGGTCAATCACTGCCATTCTCTGCTCCTGTTGATACGGAAAGGGAAACAGGCACACCGTTATTCCGCCGCCCGGTCAGCTCCACCACCATTGAACCGTCAAAATTGCTGTTGATGGTGATGGAATCCAGCGTCAGCCGTGGCTCCCAGCGACTCAGCGCCACATACACTGCCGACATGACCTGCAGGCGTAATGCCGGATTTTGTGGCTGATCTATCAGTGCCGACAGCAGGGAACCATATTCCCGGCGAGCAATGCGGCTACCCTGCGGTGTCAGCAGAATGTCCCGCACCGACTGGCGCAGATGGTCAATATCAGTAATGGCTTTACCGCTGGTATTGTTCATCCCGCTATAAAGCGTCATACCGGGCCTCCGGTTGTATCGCCGCCTTTCAGGACGCCAGTATGCTGATGCGCATCAACCACGATCCCGTTAGAACTCATCGCACCGCCGCCCTGGGTAACGCCGCCATTGATCACTACTTCACTATTAATACGCGTGCGGTCAGCCTCCAGCACAAACTCACTGGTTTTCAGGGTGATATTGTCGGCAGCCTCAATAACCATGGATTTGATGCCCCTGACATACCAGCGCCCGGTGGCGGGTTCGTATTCAAACCAGCCACCGTCAGGATGTTCTGTCACGCAGGCGTCCGCCGACGTCGACGGTGGTGCGAACTGATTCGAATAGACAGCGGGCAGCGCAAAGGCGGTCTCCAGATTGCCGCCCAGACTCAGCAGCACCACCTGCTCACCTTCCGATGGTCGCCACCATGTCCGGGCATTCCCGGCACGCAGGGTCAGCCAGCTGATCCAGTTGGTTTCTAAGTCGCCTGTTTTCACCCGGCAAAGCCAGTTTTCCCTGTCCACTTCGGTGACTACACCAGTGCGGATCAGGTTGGTGATAAGGCGCATGATTTCGGTTAGTTGTGCATTCATCCTTCTATAGTTGCAAAGCAAGATTTTTTTTCATCGTTGTGGCAGTGTATGATTTTTGGCACAATTGAATTCTCATATGGAGATGACTGAAATGATCTTTGCTGCACGTTACTTGGTCGAGTTGCCTTATGTCCTCAATATTCCAGATGGTGATTATGATTTTCTATATGAAAATAACCATTTACGCTTAACAGTTCACAACGATTACTATGCACTATTTAAAGATGCAAGCTTATTCCCTCAAACCCTATTAATCGGTACCAGAGAACAACTACTACCACATCACACAAATGAAAGAGGGATAATGAAATGCCGGACTATTATTTCTCTCGCCAACTATTGGGAATGTTTTGACCTTTTAGAAATATCACATGAAGAACTAATCAACTCTATAAGAAACCAAATAAGGAAAGAAGATAACTTCCCATCTGTGGAAGATGCTGAGATGTTCCTATCCAAAATGAGCCAGCAAGATATAGATAAAAAAATAGAGTTAGAGAGAAAAATAAAAACTGCTAGAGAGATATTTCCACCTAAAAGATCAGAGGAATGCATCGGAATAATAAACCACTTTATAAAACAGTATAGAGTTGCCTTTAAAGATCAATTTGCAGACGAGATATCTCTTTATCAAGTTGGCTCAGGATTTACCAACGGAGTGTTACAAGAGCATTATTGCGATGGTATTAAGATAAGTGCAATTCCTTTAGTTGGAGTAATCACCCCATTAATGAGAGAAAGCTGGTATAAACACGATGAAAGTCTCATTGATAATTTCAAAAAACGTTTAATGTCAAATGAATTCAATGAACATCCTGAACTATTATTGATTAGAGCAGACAATCTTGTTCATAAAGGTGCATTTAGATCAGCCGTAATTGAAGCATCAGCAGGCCTTGAAAGCTATATTCTCAGAAAAATTATTAATGCCTTTCATCGCAATGGTATCAATGAATGCCAGACAAAAGAAACATTAAATAAAAACTGGAAGTTCGATGATAGATGTAAAAAACTATTCAAACAACTCTTTAACATCTCTGTACCCGAAATTGCGCCACTTGAGTGGCAACATGCAAATAAAAATAGGAAAGAATTACGTGACAAAATAGCTCATACATCACATGAACCAACAGAGAAAGAAACAAAAGAATTTATAAAAAGCATCAATTTATTAATTGAAAAAATAGACTCATACTTTAAGAAAATTAATGAATCTAACGAATCAAAAAATTCATGATTATCTCTTCTATAATATCAAAATCAGTATCATAAATTCCAAGTAACCTACGTTTAGCATAACGTATCTGTGGCCCCTTACGGCTGACGCGATCACGCAAGCCGTAATGGTGAACACGGGCAATGCGCTGTACCTTGCCTTCAAACTGCACGCTGGCAGAATCGGCGCTGGCGGCAGTTTTCAGGTATTTTGTGGTTCGCAGCTTTGCAAACATCTGACGTTTGATGCGCCCCTTTTTACTGCGTGCTGTTACCCGTCGCGGTTCATAACTACTGCCATCTGGATTGCGTTGCATCCTGATGTTCTGCTGCTGTATCCGGCGCAGTTCCTGCGCCAGCTGGCGCATCATGCGGCTTCTTGCGGCTGGCTCCAGATTCGCCAGCAAGGCACTCAGCCAGTCGTCCACTTTCTGCAGTTCAGCCACGTTTCACCGTCCACATTTCTTCAGGTTCATCAGGTTCCGCTATAGCTTCAACGCTCGACACACTACCGTCAGTGCTGACCAGCACACGCTCCGTCAGTTGCAGGTTCAGGCTGATATCACAGACATCGTTGCGCAGAATATCCACCTCAAAGGTGAATAGTTTTTCCCGTAACGCCGGGTTATTGATGGCATCGGGCTGGTTATCCCTCAGCCACAGCAAAACCGGGGCCATCAGCAGATTCTGGTCGCCGCTGAAATCCTCAATCACCGCGTTCAGGGTGTAACGGTACTCCCACGACATGGAGTTGGCCCCCGTGGCAACCAGCGAACCGTTATCCACAAACAGATGCAGTTTGTCCGGGTTATTGCGGACATAAGGCACCGCTTTATTGAGGGCGTGGCGCAGGGATTGTGGTTTGTTCACTGTTTCGCTCCTGACACGCAATAATCATGTCCACTTTGTCTGCACAGACCGCCCAGGCGGCCTCCGTTTCATCCAGCAACGCGTTCAGATCACCGTTAGTGCGCGGCGCTGCCTGATCCAGCCGACACGGCGTCACTCGCGGACAACCATTGACGGTAAGCTGCACCTCCGGTGAGTGCCGGACGTTCCCGCAGCCGGATAATGTCAGCAGGCAAAGGAGTATCAGCCCAGCGGCGTAAACCCTCGTTCTCACGCTTCAGTTCCTCAATTCGGTGTTGTCGTTGTCTCAGCTGCGCGCTGGTCTGTTCTGCGTCGGCATAGAGCCGCGCCTGCTCCCGGTTATTGGTTTCAGTCAGAATGGACAGGCTGATAAGCTGGCTGTTGCTCTTTGCCAGTGCCTGGCTTTTGCTCTGCAGCTCGTCCGCCTGCGTGCTGATGGTCTGGCTGGCATCAGCCAGCCGCCACGTCTGCCAGCCCAGCGCCACCAGTAATAACGCCAGCACAACCAGCAGCAACCGGTTCATGCTGCTACCTGTTGCGCCATCTGGTTACGGGTGATCCAGAAGGCAATAACGGTCAGCAGATAAAAGACCAGGGTAATGGCCCACCCCGTCCAGGCGAGACTTACGACAATCAGCAATCGCATTACCCAGCTGATAAATACGTTTTCTTTTCGGGTAATGGTCTTTAGCAAAGATGCCCTCAACTCCTCCCAGAGCGGGCCGTTCTTAATTAACGCAGCCAGTGCTACCGGAATTACCGCCCATGTCAGCAGACAGGCTACCCAGATACCGGACGCTGCCAGTACCGGAAAAATCCCCTGCGGATACACCATTGCTGCGATCAACAGCGCCATCCATAACATCAGAAACAGCCCGCTGATTAATTTCTTTTTCATTTCAGTTTGCTCCCTGTAAGCACCAGGCCATCTCCCGCGCACGGCGGTTATCCAGCCCCTGATTAAACACACCTTTCACATAAACCCAGCGCGGCAACTGTCGGCACGCATCCGCCCAGCGCCGCTGGTTGAGCAATTTCACCAGCGTGGAACTGCAGGCATTGCCCGTTCCCACGTTGAAGGCAAACGACACCACCGCGTCATACACCTTCTGCGGCGGCTGTTGCTTCACACACCTTTCCAGCGCCTGCTCCACACGTAGCACGTTGGAAATCAGCCCTTCTGCTGCCTGTCGTTCCGTAATGGTTTTGCCGGGAATGACGCCCGACGTATTACCAATGCCATCGGTCCAGACACCCGCGCTGCACTGATACGGCTGCAGACGACAGCCTTCGTAATCGGCAATCAGTTTCAGCCCCTCCACGGAGGTGTGAAGCTGCTGAAAACCCGGCAGCGTGGCAGCAATAGCCAGCACGGTCCCGACAAGGCAGCGTTTAACGATTGATGGATTCATAGTCCTCCCGCGTGATCTGCCCGTCGCGCAGAAGCTGGTAGGCTTTGTGTTTGTAGTACCAGTTGATAGCCAGCATCAGCACACCGATCATCAGGCCACCCAGCGTTGAGGCATCCTTGATGGACAAATCGCCCAGCCAGGCCAGCACGACGGCGATGCAATACGTGATAAAGGCGCTGATTCGCTCAAGCGTCATAATTCAGTCCCATAGCTGGACGGTCTGCACGGTGGTGGTTGTCGGAATGTCCGGCAGCTCCACCTGCAGCCCGTGAGGTAAAAAGGGGCCGTATTCGGCAAGCCCCGGATTTGCCTTCAGTACCTGCTCCGTGACACCCTGCGTGCGCCCGTAATGACGCCAGCAAAGCGCGTCCACCGTGTCATACTGATGCGCACGTACTTTCATCAGATAAGCTCCACTGTGCAGTGCGGCGCATCCTGTACCCGGCTGATGGCCCAGCGGGCGTCACGCCACAAATCACCGCTGGCTTCTGCCAGTTCCTCGCCTCGCTTCACACCCGATGCCGTGGCGTCATAGTCCTGGTATCGTTCGTTGAGCATGGCGCGTGCCCAGCAGTAAACCGCGTTGAAATAGTGCTGAATGCGCTCACTTTTCCCATCCAGCTGTTCTGCCGGAACCTCTGCCAGCGAGGCATATCCCAGCATCTGCTGGCGTCTGCGAAACTCATACAGCTCTGCGTTGACCTCCGAAATTGCCGACAGGGCAACCTGTTTTAAACGCGGCTGCGTCACCGTGCCGTCAGTGCGCATCACACAGCGAAACTCCGACAGGTCCACATCAGGCCAGAACGGCGTATTCCTGATGATTTCCGCCTGTTCCGGTGCCTGTTCTGGCGCAACAAACTTCATGCTGCTTTCTCCTGAAATAGAGGGCGGTGGACGGGGTTTTGATGTGGCAGTGCCTTTCGCCACCCCGTGCCGCCCGTGCGCGGGGGCACGTTCTGTCAGCGGCTGTCATTGCGCAGTCTGCGCTCCAGCTGCTGTTTGTCTTTTTTCACGCCACAGCGGGGATCGAGCTGTAACGCATGGTTGAGATGATTAAGGGCGGAAGCCGGATTGCTTTCACTCAGGACAGCGCCAATCGCTTTATGCAGACGCGCCCGTGACTGGTCCGGCATATCCAGACCGTCTGTCAGCTCCAGCGTCTGCAGCAACAGATCGGCATCAAAGCCGGTGGCGGCAAGCATTGCGCTCTGCGCCGCGTCTGCCATTTCCTCTGCCAGCACGGTCTGCACGTTGCGGTTACCCAGCGGCATCACCCAGCCATGACGCAGGGCATGACGCCCGATCTCCAGCGCCCCGGCATAATCTCCGGCATCAATGCGCCACAGCATCACGTACATCAGCACGTCATCCTGTTGAGCGCCTCCGGCAGCCAGAACGCCCTCCGCCCAGGCGGTATATTTCGGCAGCAGCTCCACCTTGATTTCCGCTTTTTTGACCGTGGACTGAACGCCCTTGAGACGGCGGCGGTCTTCCGCCAGTTGCAGCAGCATCAGGTCATAGCCCGACGCGTGGCGAACACTGCCACCCTCGCGAGCGGCCTGTTCAGCCTGAACGCGCAGGCGATGCTGCCGTGCGGGACTCAGGCTCATGAATTACGCTCCGGTTTCTGCTGCGGCGGCGCTGAAGTCACCAATCTGGATGTTTTCCACCAGTGCAGCGCAGCGATAGTCCTCAACCACATAGGCTTCGTTAACGGATTCAAAATTTTCAATCCTGTCACGTTTCGGGTTGTCGATAACTGAACGGCGGCGGGTATCTTCCTGCCAGTAGATGGACAGGTTATCCAGACGGGTGATCAGCAGCGCATTCGGCGGGAAGAACGGCGCACGCACCGCCTGCAGGCCACCCATACGTTTCTGGCTGATGATCATATCGGCAGCCAGTTTTTCACTGTTCTCCTGCTCTTTGTTGACCAGCGGGAAATACTTGTCAGACAGCAGTTCACGACCGCAAATCACCACCAGATCGTCATCGTCCTGGTAGACCACGTCGATAAGCTCATTGACCGCATCCATCACCACAGCGTCCAGGTTGGCATATTCGCCACCTTTCCCGACTTTCACCGCACCCGGTGTGGTTTCGCCGCCCGTGGTGGTGCTGCCCATGACGTGATCCGGTGCATCCTCACGGATTTTCTGCAGCCAGCCTTTGTTCACATCCTGCAGCAGCGGGTTTTCACTACGGTTGGAGGTTTTCGCACGCTTCACGCCGTTAAAGCCGATCATGATGCGGTCCAGTGCCTGACGTTTCACGATGGCGTCACGGATACGCACCTGGAAATCCTGAAACTTCGCCCACAGGTCCAGCTTCGCGTAGGTCAGCACCGTGTCAAAGTTGGTCTGCTCGCATTTATATTCCACATCGACCATCAGCGTCGGGTCGACAGGTTCACGCTCTTTCGCGGTGGTGTCAGTGGTTCCGGCAATGGTGCTGCCAACACCCAGCCCCAGCAGCTGACCGGACTGCTCAGTCACTGGCGTGACGTTAATCAGCGTCAGGAAAGCGGCGGACTGCTGGATCTGGTCTTCCAGCGTCTGCTGCACAGACGGCTCCACAGTGAATTTGCTGGACAGTTCTTCAACTGCCACACCGTTCAGACGCGCCAGCTGCTGCAGGTAAGCGTTAAAAGCAAAGCGGGTATTCTTCTTCATCGGGTTTTGTGCTCCATCAGCAATTGGTCAGAGTGTCAGCGGGGGCGTTACCGCCTGTTGCACGCTGGCGGTAGTCCTGGCGGCTGTCTTCATGACTCAGCTTGTCCACCAGTTCGTTAAAGGCGGTTTGCTGTGCCTGCAGGGCAGTCTCCAGCTCAGACAGGCGTTCTTCCTGCTCAGACAGGGATTTTTCGGTGCGTGCGTTCAGGTTCTGCTGCTCAGTGGCGACCAGCTCCACGGCCTTATGCACATCAGAGAACCGGGCGTCATCGGACTGCTCTTTTTTGGTAAACAACGCCGTGACACGGGCAAACAGGGACGGTTTGTCATCCTGGATTTCTTCCAGTTCGATCACCGTTTCCTCTGCAGCGGTAAAGAGATTTGCAGGATTCTGCTTGCGGTTTGCCAGCGGGTTATGAGCTGCACTGGCGCTGAATGTCAGCATTTCAGTGCCCAGACTGGCAGGGTCATCAGTGGCAGCCAGGCCAACCAGGTAGGCTTTGCCCGTATCAGCAAACTTCGGGCTGACTTCCATAGAGGTGAATAATTTCTGGCCTTTTTTCACCAGCTCCACCAGGGACTCCGTTGGCTCAACGTCGGCATACAGCGCCATCTTGCCTGCCAGTGGACCTTCCGTGATTTCTTCAGCAAACAGCGCCGTCACCTTGCCGTAGCGGTTAAAGGTGCTGTCCGGCAGATAAGACTTGATGTGCTCAAGGTTAATCAGCGCGGTATACACCGCCGGGTTGTAGCTGGCTGCCATCTGTTCCAGCCATTCACGCTGGATTTCGCGTCCGTCGGTGGTGGCACCTTCCACCCCGATGCGAAAACGCTTTGCTTTCACTGTCATGAGCCGTGCTCCGTTAGAAAAAACTTACTGGAGCCTTATGGTTGCGGTGATGGGGGCAGTGAAACAATGCGCGGTATTTGTACCGACAACCACACAAACCGCAGGCGGGGAAAGCCTTCATTCAAGGCTGTAGGTTTGTGCCATGAACACCACACTGACACCCGCAGATCTCGATCCCCGTCGGCAGGCCATGCTGCTGTACTTTCAGGGATACCGCGTAGCCCGCATTGCTGAAATGCTGGGCGAGAAAGTTGCAACCGTTCACAGCTGGAAAAAACGCGACAAGTGGGGTGACTATGGGCCGCTGGATCAGATGCAGCTCACCACCGCCGCACGCTACTGCCAGCTCATTATGAAGGAGCACAAAGAAGGGAAAGATTTCAAAGAGATTGACCTGCTGGCGCGCCAGTCTGAGCGCCACGCGCGGATCGGCAAGTTTAACAATGGCGGCAACGAAGCCGACTTAAATCCTAACGTCGCCAACCGCAACAAAGGCCCGCGCCGTCAGCCGGAAAAAAATGTCTTCACCGATGAACAGATTGAGAAGCTGGAAGAAATCTTCCATTCCTCCATGTTCAACTACCAGCGCCACTGGTGGGAAGCCGGAAAAACCAACCGCATCCGCAACCTGCTGAAGTCACGCCAGATCGGCGCGACCTTTTACTTTGCCCGTGAAGCCCTGATTGACGCCCTGCTTACCGGGCGTAACCAGATTTTCCTTTCCGCCAGTAAGGCACAGGCCCACGTCTTTAAGCAGTACATCATCGACTTCGCCAAAGAAGTGGAGGTGGAGCTGAAAGGCGATCCGATGGTGCTTCCTAACGGGGCCACGCTTTACTTCCTCGGCACCAATGCCCGCACGGCCCAGAGTTATCACGGCAACCTGTATCTGGATGAATATTTCTGGATACCGAAATTTCAGGAGCTACGCAAAGTGGCTTCCGGTATGGCTATTCACAAGAAATGGCGGCAGACCTATTTTTCCACACCATCCAGTCTGACCCACAGTGCTTATCCGTTCTGGTCCGGTGCGCTGTTCAACCGTGGGCGCAACAAAGCTGACAAGGTGGACATCGACCTGTCCCACAGCAATCTGGCCCCCGGCCTGCTGTGCGCAGACGGGCAATACCGCCAGATAGTCACCGTGGAAGATGCGGTGCGCGGCGGCTGTAACCTGTTCGACCTTGACCAGTTGCGCATGGAGTACAGCCCTGACGAATACCAGAACCTGCTGATGTGCGAGTTCGTGGACGATCTCGCGTCCGTGTTCCCGCTCAGCGAATTGCAGGCGTGCATGGTGGACAGCTGGGAAGTCTGGACCGACTTTCATGCACTGGCCCTGCGCCCGTTTGGCTGGCGCGAAGTGTGGATCGGTTATGACCCGGCAAAAGGTACGCAGAACGGCGACAGCGCCGGATGCGTGGTGGTGGCACCGCCAGCCGTGCCAGGCGGTAAGTTCCGCATTCTTGAGCGTCACCAGTGGCGCGGAATGGACTTTCGCGCCCAGGCTGACGCCATCAAAAAACTGACCGAACAGTACAACGTGACCTATATCGGCATCGACTCAACCGGCGTTGGTCACGGGGTTTACGAGAACGTGAAAGCGTTTTTTCCTGCCGTCCGGGAGTTTGTCTACAACCCCAACGTTAAAAACGCCCTGGTACTCAAGGCCTACGACATTATCAGCCACCGCCGTCTTGAGTTTGACGCCGGGCACACCGACATTGCGCAGTCATTCATGGCAATCCGTCGCGCCACCACCGCCAGCGGCAACCGCCCGACCTATGAAGCCAGCCGCAGCGAAGAAGCCAGCCATGCCGATCTGGCCTGGGCAACAATGCACGCACTGTTTAACGAACCGCTGCAGGGCGAGTCCGCCAATACCAGCAATATTGTGGAGATTTTTTGATGGGAAAGAGTAAGAAGAACCGCGCTGCGGCGACGAAACAGACCCAGCATAAAAACCAGACTTCAGCCGAAGCATTCAGCTTCGGCGATCCCGTTCCGGTTCTGGACCGCCGTGAACTACTGGACTATGTGGAATGCGTACAGACAGATCGCTGGTATGAGCCGCCAGTGAGTTTTGACGGACTGGCGCGCACCTTCCGCGCCGCCGTGCATCACAGTTCACCAATTGCGGTGAAATGCAACATTCTGACCAGTACCTACATCCCTCACCCGCTGCTCAGCCAGCAGGCTTTTTCACGTTTTGTGCAGGACTATCTGGTATTTGGTAACGCCTACCTGGAGAAACGCACGAACCGCTTCGGTGAAGTTATCGCCCTTGAGCCTGCTCTGGCAAAATACACCCGACGCGGGTTAGACCTGAATACCTACTGGTTTGTGCAATACGGTATGACAACCCAGCCGTATCAGTTCACGAAAGGCAGCATTTTTCATCTGATGGAACCGGACATTAACCAAGAGATCTACGGCCTGCCCGGCTATCTTTCTGCCATTCCGTCCGCCCTGCTCAATGAGTCCGCCACGCTGTTCCGCCGTAAGTATTACATCAACGGCAGTCATGCAGGCTTCATCATGTACATGACCGACGCCGCGCAGAACCAGGAGGATGTAAACAACCTCCGCAACGCGATGAAAAGTGCCAAAGGTCCGGGTAACTTCCGCAACCTGTTTATGTACTCGCCTAACGGCAAAAAAGACGGGCTTCAGATTATCCCGCTATCAGAAGTCGCAGCGAAGGATGAATTTCTTAACATCAAGAACGTGAGTCGGGATGACATGATGGCAGCGCATCGTGTGCCACCACAAATGATGGGGATAATGCCTAGCAATGTTGGGGGGTTTGGGGATGTGGAGAAGGCGGCAAATGTGTTTGTGCGAAATGAATTATTACCGTTGCAAAAAAGGATGCGTGAAGTAAATGACTGGTTAGAACAAAAAATTTTGCGATTTGAGCCATATTCTTTGGGATGATTTCTCTTGTATATCAACATGCTTTGCTGTTCGATAGAACAAACCAAAATTTGATTAGTGGGAAAAGTTCATGGTACAGCAAGTATGGTTTTTTTTAAGGCAATTGAGAAAGACGATCTTAGATACTGGGGAAATGATAGTTATCCCGATGACTCATCAGTTTTCTATCGCTATGACAGTTTTGTAGCGAACCACAAAAATGTAAAAGACGGTGATATTATTACCAACAGAGAAAATATTTTAGGTATATCTGTTATTGAAAAATTAGAAACACAGAGCATTAATAAGAAGCGTAACAAATGTATTAACCTAGACTGCAAAGCAAAAAAATTCTTCAAAGGAAAACTATAAAATCAGAGTGGCGTTGTGATAATGGCCATGAATTTGATGAACCCAGAGTGGTTTTTGAGCCAGCTAAAGAATTTATAGCATACTGCGGCAACCAGTACCGTAAATTATCCAATATTACAATGTCACAATTTATAGATGAAACTCCACGCTACAATGGGCAAATGTCCATCCAAGAAGTTAACTATCAATGGGCTGTTGCTTTGCTTACCGCCCAACATACTATTATTCTGGAGCTCAACGCCAGCGAAGCTGATAAAGACACCCCCACTTTAATGGGTGAAGATCAACGGCAAATTGTAGAACGGCAAATAAAACAACGAAGTGGGCAAAAAACATTTCGCGACCAGCTATTAAAATCAAATCCTACTTGTGCGGTTACGGGCTGTAAGCTTGTTGATATTCTTGATGCTGCTCACATTAATGTATATCGAAACGATAGTCACAATCATATTAGCAATGGATTATTGCTCAGAAGTGACATTCATACTTTATATGACCTAAATCTTTGTGCTATAAACCCGATAACAAAAACCATTCATTTTTCAGTGGAAGCCTTGGAAAATGGATATTCGAAATTCGAAGGTTTAAAAATAAATACCCAACACAACATAGCAATAAAACCACTATTAACAAGATGGCAGTTATTAAAATTTCAAAACTCTATTGATATATAATAAATAGCGACAACCGAAGGGAGCGTTTATAATTAAAAGCTCCCTTTAGCAGGAAATTAGAGCACTAGGGGATCAGTGACCCATGCTTTATTATGGTTTTCTCGATAACAATCATAAATTAATAAATCCGTTCTTGTATCCGGTGGAAGTTCAATTTCAGGAATGTAATAACTTGCTGGATTGCTATTATCTAATGAAATTGAAAAGTTTTGATTAACGATCGTTGATAGAGACGTATTGGCTTCCAATAAGCTAAACGGGCCATATTTTACACAGTACATTACAACACAAGCAGCAACTGCATCCATCACATTTTCTAAAGTGGAAAAGTGGAATGCTCCTGATCTATCATGTTTAGTTTTATTATATGCATTATACCATGACAAAGATGTTGTAGGGGTACTTGCATTCCACCCATCAAAAGGTTTGAAATGCCTTAATCCGTCATAATTCAAATATTGAATTTTATATTCAGACAAATAACACTTATCTAATAATTTCACATAATCATTTGTGGAGTATCGACCATTTGAACGAGATAAATTCGAATTACCAATGATTGACACCCATTGATTTTCAACCTCAGTACAAGCAAGAATTAATAGCTCTCTACATTTATGACTGTAAGAAATCAAACCATGGGCACTTGGTTCTACATATAGAAAAATATCATCGAGTTTTTCTATCAAAACTCTTAGAGCTTGCTCTGTTGCTCTTTTTTCAAACTCATCGATACCTAATGCTGTTTCTGTATCATTGACATAATATAAGGATGGCCGCCACACTCCCCTAGTTACATGTCCAATTTCATTATCTAAAGGAGATATGTTCTGAGCCCCAAATACTCTCCGAACCCAATCATTGAGAGTTCCACTTCGTTGCTCAATAACAGTTAACCCAACTGATATTACATTAAATCCCACGTCACGCCCATACAGATGCACAAAATGACTTGTTGTTTCATAAGCGTAACCGAATTTGTGCTTTTGATGTACTGTTGTTTCAAAATTAGGAATGCGTGTATGAGTGTTTTCGTACCAGATTCCGTTCATCATCACCTCTAATGAGAGTCGATTATATTTCAATGGATTATATGGATGATACTACACTAAGTTGTACCTATGACAGATACTATTTTAGCCACTTCAGGCATACAGCGCGCGCTCGTATCCCCGCCACGCCTGCCCGCTTTATGTAGCGGTTTTCATGCAGGCGCATGATCTACGCAAAATCCCACCAGTTCTGGCGTGCCTTAGCAAAAACGATCCGCAAACGATCATGCGATCTCATGCGGCATAGTCATGCACTTACGGGGGAAGTGAAATCCCGTAACCGAATGACCGCTTGAAAAACAAAACTCTCGTTTTTATAAAGCACAAAGTCCGCTTTGAGCGAAGCGGACGTTAATAATTTTACTGACTATCCCTAGTACTTCTAATAATATTGCCTATGTTAATCAACAAAAAGTTAATCAGTTCCCTCAGTAAAGAATTTGATTGCGCTAGTTAATACATAGTCAATAAAAAACTTTACGTGAAAAACCTGAAAGGAGTTATTGGCTGCGTTTTGAGTGAAATCTACAGCTATCTCTTTTAGGTTAATCAACCAGTTGTATTCTTCGGTCAGTCTGGTTCTAGCATCCCCATCAGAATAACGATTCCGCAAGCTAAATGCCAGTTTCCTCATGAGGACTGGGTCAAGTTTCCTATAGCTTTCAATGAAAACTTCAGGAGGAACCAAGTGTAAAAAAGGCACATTATGAAGATTTAACTGCCTATTATTAGAATGACTCAATTCAGATACAAACGATAAGTTTCCCCTTTGCAACTCATCGCTGAACTGCAACGCAAATTCCGGAATTGATTCATCAAACCGTTTCTTCTTCGCTATCTCAATATGCTCAATAATGAGTTTGAATTCATCGCTATCCCTGTCAAGAAAACCAAAGCCACGCCATGCCCTTAATTCGTTATAATGCGTTTGCGCATATTCCTTATGTATATCTTCAGCTCTAAGTCTATTATAATAATTATTTATATTCTGTTTTGTCTCATTTATGAGATCATGAACATCATCTGTTGTTAGACCTTCTTTCGCCATGTCCAGCAAAATACTCGCGGTCATCAGGAGTTCACCTAAGGAAGTGATCTTACCTGAAAATAGATTATCCTTGGCAATGGCGTACTGCTCATTAAGCATAGTTTCATTAAGTTCTCGATAGTTCCACAAATACTCCCATGCTTGGGCATCGGTGCTTCTAAAAAATCGCGTAATATCCAACTGAGCGAGAAGTTCACTCGTTACCTTTCCATCACAGATTAGCTCCCTCCAGTACGCACCATCCAGTAACTTCTCGGTTAATACAGGAGATGAATATTTCTCGACGATCATGTCATACTTAGTTTTGGTACGCTCTTTACCTAAAAACATACCATAATTAACATTGCTGATTGAATCGAATTCCTCGTAGTTAAGGTTCCCTCCCCGGTACTCTATCGAGAAAATTAACAACTGCTGGAAAAATACCCTCATAAAATCGTCGTTGCTGACATATTTATTTCCCAAAAGGGAAATGATGCGTTGTACATCAAGAAAGAACTGCCTCAAGTGTCTTAGATTATTATATTTCGCCGACACATAGATGTCTTCTATGGCCTGCATATCTTCTTTAAATATATTAGCAACGTGTAAACTGCTAATTACGCCCAAAAAAACATTACAAGCACTATGTAAATCTGACGTTACTTCAAATGTTTTACCAACAAGCTTTTCTTTTGTTCTCATGTATTCGCTGCTAGATTTCTCATCATCATTATTTATTCGCTTTTCTCTATTGATTATTTCTTCTTCATTGGCAACCAAGATCGCTTTGTATCCGTTTACTTCTACAAAGTGGTTTATATATCCAAATAAAATTGGTAAATCTATACCAGCTCTCTCGATATCATCAAAGACCAGCACAAAACCATCTGGTTTTCTACTAAAATCGTTAAGATTAATGGTGGGAACATTGGTATTGACATCAACGTCAGATTTATTATCGCCATTGAGATCGATCTTGAAAGTAGCCTTAAGCGTATTTTTTAGTACATTTGCACCAAAGATAAGGGCTTTGTTTGATAGGACAGGATGAAGTTGACGATAGAACTCATCTTCAATCTGTTTAATAGAGTTGACGCCATACAAACTCACTTTTAGAAATTTAAACTCTGAATTCTTCTGCTTATATTCTTCAAGAACTTGTTCAATGAACCAAGTTTTACCTGATCCCCAAGCACCTTTAAGCATAATGGCGTATTGAGGTTCAGTTGTAAGGCTAAGGTAATATTCTATATAGTCTTTGATGTACGTATTGTTCATTTTTAGTCCATTTTGATAAAATACATAAACATAGATGGTAAGTAGAGCCAAAGGCCAACTATGGAAAATTCAATCGGTAGTGTACATTGTAAGGTTATTATTAGTAAATTTTATAGAAATGCCCATAATCTTACAAAATTCAGATTATCCGTTGCGAATTAGTCTGCCATTCGTTAATTAACGAAAGTTAGCAGAAGAAACGTTTGCATCTTGCACAAAGCAGACGATCATTTATCAAAATGACCTTACACCTTATTTCACTCGTTGCCCAAACTAGCCCCCATCAGAATGAATCCTCCTGGGGGCAACGTTTCTTAATGCAGCCAGCTGTCGTCTTCCCACACCTTCTGCATAATTTTCATCACTTGTTTTTTTTCTTCGTCCAGTTTCAGTCCGGTCAGTTCCACACCGTTAGAGCTACCTTTACGGATACGAATTACCGTTTTGGGATACAGGGGGCGCAGGTTGCGGTAAAGCTCGGACTCCAGAGCGTCCAGGGTAGACTGGCTAATCTTCTGCTCTTTATCGATCATTATTTCAATGCGCATAAAAGTCACCTCAACTGATGACATCCATTGAGCGGTTGTATTCGTGAGTTCTGATTTTTGCCATGAGTTCATCAGTCAATTCAGAAACCCACTGCAGGGCCAGCCCCTTCTCTTCATCACTACACTCACTAGCCGCTACAAGCTTAAGAAAAAAATCAATGCGCTGGAGCTTCAAAGACTCCAAAAAATAGTCCTGCATCTTTCCTCCTATGACACCAAAGCAATACTGTATACATAACCACTGTTTATATTTACAGTATATAATAATCTTACTGATGTAAAACGTTTTTTTACGTTCATCAGCCTGATATGCCTGGTATTATTAAGAGCACGAATTGTTAATCCGCGTAATTAATACAGGTTCCGCCACTTATCATCTTCCCGCAAACGCTGGTTCCGATAGAAAATACGCAAGCCTGCTCCTGACGGAATACTGCCGCCGCGAAGGAGTAAATCGACCTCTTTCTCGCTACCATCAAATCCTCTGGACTTCAGCTCATAGACGAGCTGCAGTCTCTGATGGTCTGTAATTCGCTGTTTGTAGTCTTTACGCCGTTTCGGTTTCACCAGGCGTAATCTTGCAGCCAGTTCCCGGCGCTCTTTTTTGTTCATACTGTGCAGGTAATCGTGCAACTCCTTGTCATCCATGCTGGTAATGTCCGTTCTGGGGTCCCCATCAGCTGATTTATCTTTCTCCTGTTGGTTCAAATTTTCAGCAAGGGGACAGTTATTGCCACGAGTCCAAGGGGCGCAAGCGCCCTGGTCGGCTGCCGCCTCCTGAACGTCAACGGCCTTACGAACCATTTTCCACTTCACTGCATGAGTGCAGATCTTGCCCTCTGCAATGGGTGACCAGATGCCATAAATACGAATACCGTGATCGCCATAGGCGGTCGGCTCTTCGTTGATTTCATAAGCGGTTCTGATGAGGTGATATTTACGGGGAACCAGTACGCCGCCCTGCTTCATTATGTAGGTGGCAAAGCAACCAGCATCAGCAGCAGCCAGGATGGCATCAAGGCGTGGGTTATCCAGTACCGGCGCACCTGCTTTTTTGTTCCCCTGTTGCCTTGCCGCCTGACCAGCCAGCAATCGCAGTTCACGGTAAGCCTGACGCCCCGGAATGCCAAAGAAGCGGAATTGCTGAACACGATGCAGAGACGCCCAGGCATTAACGTATTCAGCGTTATCACGCAGGGATTTACCCGTTTCCTTGCTGATCTCGCCAGCCAGACCACGCCCGTCAATGTTCTTACTGATGTATTTCGCGATGTAGCTTGTTGGCGTACCTTTGCGCGGGTTAATCAACTCAGACTTAAAGCGTGGTCCTGTGTTATTACCCAGCTCCTCGCGGTCTTCACGAATGGCAAACTTACGCAACAAAGCAGTAATGGCGCGGCGATCTTTTTTGCGCATAAAACACAACAGGTGCCAGTGAACTGTACCGTCATGATGCGGCTCAGCCACCCGCACGCCATACCAGCGCAATCCGGCTTTGTGCATCGCCTTACGAAATGCAGCAAACATGCCGACCAGATAATCACTGCTTTGTCTTACCGTCGCATTTGTCCAGGTCGGGTTGGGCCTGCCGTTATTTAGCGTGGAATGGAAACGTGACGGACAGGTGATGGTGTAGAAAACGGCGCAGTCACCGCGCATTTCCGCGATAAGCTCCAGACCTTTAACACATGCCATCATCTCATTGCGGCGATGCGCCGGGTTGCTACTACTGGCGTTTACCACATCTTCCATATCCAGCGTGTCGCCGTCTTCGTTCACCAGTTCATGAGAACGGAAAAACTCCAGCGACTTACGGCGCTGCTCACGTTTATGCATCACGGCTTCATAGCTGACATAGGGAGATGCTTTTTTGCTGACCAGGCAGACAGCACGCAACTGCTCTTCCCGCCATTCGCAACGCATCTTCCACAATTTCCGATACCACCAGTCGGCGCACAGCATACGCGCCAGCGAACCCGGAATGAGTTCATAGGGCACTGGTTTACGGCGGTTTCTTTTCCTACGGAGTTGCTCAAACGCAGGCGGGATGACATCCAGACGCAGGGTTTCTGCTGCCACCTTTTCCCATGTCTTGCGGATTTCTTCTGGCTTAACATCATCGGTGGCATACAAATCGCCACAAGCTGCATCAAGGCACATGCTCATATGCGCAGCTACAAGGGTGGACAGGCGTTTGACCTGATCCTGACTCATTTCAGGCAGGATTAGCAGGCCGTCCAGCCCTTCATGGCTTGCCATAAAGCGAAAAGAAGTGGATAGCTGACTGTCGCGTACATGCTCCAGTCGTTCCAGACATGGCTTAATCGTCTCACGTAAATAGCGGGAATAAGCCTTTGGCCTGCCCAGGCTACTGAAGTATTCAATACGTTGCATCAGCGGCTTGCTGATATGGGAGGGCTGGGCGCTGACGTCTGCCAGAATGACCATGTCCGGGTTAAAACGCTGCTGCTCATGCGCCAACTTTGCCCGGCTAATGAGCTTATCCTGCTCCATTTCGCGCTGGACAGGATCACGGGATTCATTAAAGAAATAACGCTCCCAGACCTGATCACTCAGTGCCTCGCGGCGCAGTTGTTCCTGCTCGTTATCGGTAGCGTACAGAGTGATCAGGTTTGACAGCGCAGAAACCGGCGCAACTTCCGCCGGGTCCAGATAAGGGTTAATAGCCTTTTTCGGGCTGTTCCATGAGAATGCTGCGGCGGCCTCGTTAAAGCCGCTGCAGTTGTTCATATCAGCATGGCTCATGCACGCACTCCGTACACGGCAGAACTATCCACGCCACGCGAAGGATCAAATCCCACCCAGCAGCGCGGCCCGGAAACAGCGATGATTTCTGTTGCAGATTTACTCTCACCAGCTGCTACGCCGATGCTGCGTTTTGCCTTGATGTAGTGGTGAGTAAAATTGCGATAAAGCGAACGGATCAGGGATGTGTCACTGTTAGAAACAATGACCGGATGTCCTTCTGATGACCGATGTTCAAGAACGGATGCCAGGTGATACTGGTCATCTTCAGTGAAACCATCAGTGTGATAGCCGGAAAACGTACCGTCATACGGCGGATCGCAATACACCACATCCCCCACCTGCAGCATCGCCAGCGTTTCATCAAAGCTTGCGCAGATAAACGTTGCACGCTGGGCTTTCTCTGCAAATGCGCGAATTTCTTTTTCAGGGAAATACGGATTTTTATAATTACCGTACGGAATGTTGAAATGCCCGCTCTTGTTATAGCAACATAATCCACGGTAACCATGACGATTGAGATACAGGAAATATACCGCTTTCATGAAATCAGTAATTTCAGTGGAGTAATTAAACCCCTGCCTTATGTTGTAATAAGCCACCTCCCTGTTTGCGATCTCAAATAAAACTCTGGCGCGAGATATAAACGATTCACAATCAGCGGCAACCTTTTTATAGAGGTTGATTAAATCAGGATTAATATCCGCAACCAGATAGCTGGGGTAATCCGTCTCCATCATCACAGCACAGGAACCCGCGAAAGGTTCAACCAGTCGCGGGCCATCAGGAAGGTGTTTTTTCAGTTCGGACATAATGGCGGTTTTATTTCCCGCCCATTTCAGGATGGTGCTCATACAGCACCTCCGTTGTAATGTTTGCCTTTCAGCTCTGCGATTTCCTGGCAGGTAATGCAAAGCTGCACACCCGGAATGGCGCGGCGTCGTGCTGGCGGAATTGGCGCTTCACACTCAATGCAAAGCACGCGGGACACGCCCGGTGTTTTGGCACGGGCAGCACGGATATGGCGCTGGCGTTCTTCTTCAACGCGCTGCTGTACGAGATCCATTGCATCAGCCATTAGTGGATCTCCTGCGCTTCGTTCTGGATTGCTTCAGCGGTCACACGCAGCAGTTCTGCTGCTTCGACGTGGTTTAGCTGGCGGGATGTGATATGACACGCCAGGCTATCAAGGCGGGCAGCCATTGCCTCAGCCCTTGCCCGACGTTCTTCAAGACGGGCCTCTGTCAGTAAAAGATTAAGACCTGCATCATCCGGTCCGGTTTTAGTCGTGAGGGTTTCAATATTACGCATAATCAATTCTCCTGAATTTAGATAAAGGGATGCCCGGCGGGTTTACGCCATGAATTTCATTAATTGGTTAATTCGGCATGGTTAGCCGTCTGGGAAATAAGCTCACCACTGCACGAAAATGATTCATTGCTTTAATCAGCTCCCGCTTTTCGTCAGTGGTCAGCTCATTAATGCTGATGCTATGACGTTCAGCTGGAATTTTTGCCATAAAGAATATGGCAGCCAGTGCTCGTTTATTTTGTTCGTTATTAATATCCCGTGAATCACGCATATCTTTAATAAACCGCTCAAGCTCTGACTCAATATTCAGGCCAAATACTTTCGCCCTTAACTCCGCAATGTGATTAAGTCCATTCAGGCGTTCACCAGGGCTTAATGAAACAGTCGCCGCAGCGCCATTAATTGCCATAATTCATATCCCCAAAACGCAACTATCGTTCTTTGTTCTTACGGTAACGTTCAAGAGGAGATACATTTTTTCGTATCGTCTCTTTAACCTGCTCTCCCCGTAAAAACGTCCCATCCCTTAGCGTGAAAAAGTAACTGCCATCGCCCGACAACGACGGATAACAACAGAGCAAATCATCTTCAGGTACTGAATAACTCTCCCCTCTGTAACGAAACTGATAAACCACTTCACTTTCCGCTGCATACATTTTGACTTTCTCCGTTTCCTCGTGGTCAATTCAGACAGCAATTCATCTTGTGAACGGCACGGATGCCAGCGTTTACCATCCTCCCCCATGATCCAGCCGTGACCGTAATGCATTGCCGGGCTTTGTTTAACCAGCAGCGATGCAAATGATGGTTCTTTCGTAAGCATAAGCACCTCACAGCAAACCGAATGAAGCACCAAGACCAGTCATGGTATCAACTGCACTCGCCATCGCAGGATTAGCCTGTAAACGGGCCTGCAATGAAACAGCAGCCAGCGCCATCAGTCGTGTAACAGAGTTAATGCTGCTGATCGCATCACGACGACCTGCACTGGTTTTTACATCGCCAGATACCGCACCTGCAGCAACACGCCCGATCTCTGCGGTTGCACTCATGACGTAATGCGGCAGTTTCTCTTTTGCCACCTCATTAATTGGTACACATGGCAGGCAGTGAATCTGTGCCAGAAAGCCATCTACCAGCGTTGAATCTTCAGTCAGATCGGTAAGCAACCAGATTTCTGGCGCTGTGAGCTGATGCAGTTGATCTGGGTTGAGTTTGTTTCGCAGTGTCTGAACATTCATTCCTGCACGTTCTGCCAGCTTCGCCATATTGTGGCGTAGTGCAAAAGCTCTACAGGCTTCATCAAAATGCGGATGTTTGGAAATCTTGTAATCAAACATGCGGCCCCCTTAGAAAGTTCTCATAATTGAACTTAGCCACCAACGATGACATTAAAGTTGAAATTGGATTGGCCCATGTTTTTCCTGACTTGTTCCTTTTTGTACTCAAGGTAACGTATACATACTCTGTCTTTCGGTTTTTCCTTTTTTTCTAAAAACTTAGCGAGCTTACCATTATGAATCATTTGATATACCGAACCGCGAGAGTAGCCTTCCCATTCCGCGAACTCAGCTGGTGTCGCCATCACTTTTGGTACACGAATTGAAATGTCGTTGCTCATAGTGCAGTATCTCTTAGTTTGTAATCGTCTCATCTCGTTTTATGTGGTTTGGTTTTGCTTTTCAAACCATGAATGGATATTAAGATCGCATTTTATATACGTCAAGGGGTTTGATTATGAGTCTAATCAAGGGTGGAAACGATAGTGGGGGTCGTGATGCCATCAACAGGCTGATAAAAGCCTACAATTTCAGCTCACGCCAACAACTCTGCGAACACTTAAAAGTATCAAAAAGTACCATGGCAAACAGATACTTAAGAGATAGTTTTCCAGCAGAATGGGTAATTCAATGTGCACTAGAAACCGGGATCTCGCTTCTTTGGTTGGCAACCGGACAGGGTGATATGTATGCAGATAACAGTGACGTAAACATTCTCAAAAATGATAATGACGTCACAATTAGACCACTTTCTAAAATCGTAGCTCCCAGTATCAAATACACAGAGTTAAGAAATGGTGAACTTCAATCATATGACGAAATTTTATTAGATAGCAGGTTGGTTGAGGGCGACTCGTCAAACTATCTATTCATACAAACGACAACAGAAAGTTTTATTGTTGATGTATCTGTAAAACAGATCAGTAATGGCTCCTGGCTTGTTGATATTGATGGAGTGAAAAGCATCGTAAAAGTAGCTCGAATTCCCGGAAATAAGCTTGTTGTTCATCAGGAAGAAACAACCTTTGAATGTGCAGTTGATGACGTAGACGTTGTAGGGCGTGTGGTAAAAGTGATTAAGAGCATCTAATCATGACGATCAGAAAACAGCCGAACGGAAAGTGGTTATGTGAATGCTACCCAAACGGGAGAGATGGCAAACGCGTACGCAAACAATTTGCGACGAAAGGCGAAGCCATTGCGTTTGAGAATTTCACCATGGATGAGGTAAACAAGAAACCTTGGCTGGGAGAAAAGGAAGATCGGCGACCACTGTCAGAAGTGATTGAGCAATGGTATTCCCTGTACGGTCAGACACTCGCTGACCCTAAGCGATTAATGGCTAAGCTAAAAATCATTTGTAATGGGCTTGGCGATCCCATCGCTTCTGAATTGACAGCAGGTGATTTCACAAAGTACCGGGAAGCCAGATTAAAAGGTGAGATCAAAAACGAAGATGGCGTGCTCATGTCACCGGTTAAGCCCCGCACGGTAAATCTTGAACAACGCAATCTGTCATCGGTGTTCGGTACATTGAAAAAACTAGGGCACTGGTCCGCACCAAACCCACTGGCAGGGCTTCCAACCTTCAAAATTGCTGAAGGTGAATTGGCTTTTCTTTCCACGGACGAAATCAAACGCCTGCTTAATGCCTGCGCCGAATCTCAAAACACCAGCCTACTAATGATTGCAAAAATATGCCTGGCTACTGGTGCGCGATGGAGTGAAGCAGAAAACCTACAGGGCCACCAAATATCGAAATACCGAATTACTTATACAAAGACCAAAGGCAAGAAAAACAGAACAGTACCCATATCACAGGAGCTGTATGACGAACTCCCAAAGAACAGAGGGAAGTTATTCTCACCATGTAGAAAAGCCTTTGAACGAGCAGTAAAACGGGCAGGTATAGATCTACCGGAGGGCCAATGCACCCACGTACTGCGCCATACATTCGCTAGCCATTTTATGATGAACGGCGGAAACATACTCGTGTTGCGCGACATCCTTGGTCACTCGGATATAAAAATGACTATGGTTTATGCACATTTTGCACCTGATCATTTAGAGGATGCAGTATCAAAAAACCCTTTATATAGATTAAAATGGACCACACCATGACTCAAGAATTCGTAATTAGCTATATAAAAAAACCAGAAATATCTACGTTCCTTATAATTCTTTATTTAATATATCTATTTATTGAATACACAAAAAACAAAAATAATAATTATTTTGAAATGACTGAGGAAAGGCTAACAAAACAAAATTTATTTAAACAATCCATCAGAATACCTATTATCTCATCCTTATACTTCGGTATATTCTCATGGATGGGACACTCTCCTCAATTTGATGCTGATGGATTTTCAAACTTCATTGAAATAAGCAAGTTGCCTATCGCTCTTCTTTCCCTTTCGATACCCTTTGTAGCTATAGTCGCTAACATTCACAGAACAATACAAACGGAAAATCAAATTAGGAAAACACAGCAACAGATAGATCTAGTGACTGAGAAAAACCGCAGTGATGCTTACTACGCTCACCTCAAGAATTATTCGGATATGTTTAAAACGTTACCGTCATTTACCCTTTCTCGTCGAGATAATACAACTTTCGAAAAAGACACAATTAAACTATCTGTAGTTCATACCTACTCATTATATAAAAAAATATTCACAAAATCCTCAATCTCCACTGGATATAACAATGAAGTTGATAAATCATTCCTTGAAAAATTAGAAAATATATATAACAACATTGGGCATGAAATAGCAAGATACAATCAGCTTTACCCAAAACAAGTTAACATATCTAATTTAGAGAACATTGAAGCACAAGTGGTATGGCTGTGTAGAGAACTAGGAGTTAATTATGAAAGAGAAGTCAACAAATTTGAGATTTTTGATCCGATATCAAACTTAGGAATAGAAACATCATTTTCAGATGAAAAAGAAATAAAAGAAATGTTTCGTGGATTACGAGATATATTGATATCTCTGTACATGCTAATTGATCAAAATACAATTATTTTCCAAGCAACTGCCAATAACGGTGATTTTTTAGCCAATTATGCTTACGATCCAGATTTTTTGATTTTTAAGGGGATCTTACCTATAGATTCTCAAGGTAAATAAGTGGCGGCATTTTGGCGGCAGAGCATTAAAAATGCCTAAAACGGACAAACACCGCAAAATACTAACATTCTGTTTTTAAATATAAATAACTGTTTTCACTATATTAAAAATGGTATGTAGGAATTTCGGACGCGGGTTCAACTCCCGCCAGCTCCACCACTTTTTAGTTGTTTGAAGTTCAATGAAGTCTACTAAGCCCACACAGCACAAGCTCTGCGGGCTTTTTTACGTCTATTGTCGTCCAGTGAGAATTGCTGAGAACTACGAGTTATGGCACCCTGAATGGGACCCACTAAGAAGGGTCCAAAAACCGAGGGTCCCAAAATGGCAAAAATCGCTAAGAAGCTCACTGACACTGAAATCAAAAGCACCAAGCCAGCCGATAAAGAAATCAACTTGTTTGACGGTGATGGTCTGATTCTACGAATCGCTCCTTTGGCGAAAGGAGGCAAGAAAAATTGGTATTTCAGGTATGCAGTACCAGTGAGCAAGAAAAGAACCAAAATGAGCCTTGGGACATATCCTCACCTTACCCTTGCAAGAGCCAGAGCCTTACGTGATGAATATCTCTCCTTTCTGGCAAATGGTGTTGATCCCCAAATCCATAACAACGATAAGGCGAAGGCATTAAAGAGTGCTACTGAGCACACTCTCCAAGCCGTAGCGCGGAAATGGTTAGATGAGAAGGTAAAGACATCAGGTATCTCACAAGACCATGCAGCAGACATCTGGCGCAGCTTAGAGAGAAATGTCTTTCCCGGTCTGGGTAATGTCCCTATCAATGAGATCCGACCTAAGCTCTTAAAACAACACCTTGATCCTATTGAGCAACGAGGCGTATTGGAAACTCTACGCCGTATCATTTCACGTCTGAATGAAATCTTCCGGTGGGCAGCTACTGAAGAACTTATTGAGTTCAACCCGGCTGACAACCTTGGTCAAAGATTCAGTAAACCAAAAAAGCAAAATATGCCTGCCCTTCCCCCAAGCGAATTGCCAAGGTTTATGGAATCTTTGACGAATGCGTCAATCCGGTTGGAAACACGTATGCTAATTGAATGGCAATTGTTGACATGGGTTCGTCCGGGTGAAGCCGTTCGCGCAAGGTGGTCTGATATTGATACAACCAACAGCATTTGGAACATTCCTGCTGATTTCATGAAAATGAAAAAGCTTCACAAAGTTCCTTTGAGTAAAGAAGCTTTGCGCATCCTTGAATTAATGAAATCAATAAGTGGGCATAGAGAATGGGTTTTCCCCAGCATAAAAGCGCCTCTTAATCATATGCATGAACAAACAGCCAACGCAGCTATCATCCGAATGGGGTTCGGAGGCGAGCTTGTAGCTCACGGTATGCGTTCTATTGCACGAACAGCGGCAGAGGAGTCTGGTAAATTCAGAGCTGAAGTTCTTGAGGCAGCGCTTGCCCACTCGAAAAAAGATGAAATTATCGCAGCATACAATCGTGCAGAATATCTGATAGAGCGACAGAGTTTGATGCAATGGTGGAGTGATTACGTTCAAGCTCAAAGATCAAATGCTCTGGTAGCCTAAGTATCAGAATAGCTAATATAATCCTGAAGGTAAAGAAAATGGAAACCCTATTCAAAGTTTTTGAAAAATTTAGTTCCAGACCACTTTTTTTTATTTTTTTCGGACTCTCACTTTGTGAATTTTTTCAGAAACAATCTGTTCTGATGAATCCATCAGCAGATAACATCGCGAAATTATTCGCAGCCATGATATTAGTTGTTTTTTTTACTTGGGGATTTGAATGGCTAATCTTCAAGTTCAATGTAAACCTTGAACCTCATGATCAAGGCGATATTGGACCAACAATTGGAACGGCTACTTTAGCTGTATACTTAGTTTATGCCTTTCACTTTCTCAGTGAAAATCCTGAAGCATTAAATTTAAAGTTATTAACTAACTCTGGCTTTATATACAGCACAACTCTATTATTATTCTCATTAGAATGCATGAAGCTTAGAAGACTTAAACAAAAATAAACAACATCATTGTGATGATAAATATAAAATAGGCATGGCGAAAAAAAATCACCACGCCTAAAATATAATAATTATGGTAGCATCATTGATACATAATCCACACCAATCCTTGAGCTATACTGAGACGCTATAGCCTGATATCTTTCTGCATAACCAGTTCTCAGTTGAGATTTAAGTTTGAGTCGGACAGGAACATTTTGCACGTTGCCATCCATATTACTTAAAAACACGGCAGAAATAATATTTTTTTCTTCGCCATCAACTGTTGTTCCATGATTCAACACCACCATATAATCAACAACAGGAAGCGTTTTATCCCCTTCGAAAATAGAGAGATATTTTCTTTGATTTTTATGCATTACATATATATATTTCGAATGTTCAGCAAATGGCAATGCTTTACTCTGACTGGCGTTAAAAAGCTCCAGAACTTTAATGAGCCTGTGCGGACTTAATCTTACATGGTGAGGGTCGTTACCCTGAGTAGGAACCAAATCACATGCCGCAGATACACATAAATACCATTTGTTCGACTCTGTATCAAAGAAAATAGTGCCAGTAGAAATATGACCATCTTCAAAATTCTTTGAAGACAAATTCATATTTAAAGCATGATACATTTCGTGATAAGTATCATTATTTGATGGCAGATCCATTTTTGAAGAGCAATATTGGAGCAATGCAGCAACTCCGCTGTTAGCGTATTCATTTGAATAGCTATCAAAAACACTTTTGATAAATTCATCCAGCGTATTATTATTTTTAAGTCTTTGATAAAGCTCTTCTGATAAATTACCAAATACAAAGTCAATATTTCTACATCTAATATCAGGCGAGTCTGATTTTAATATCTCATTTAACCACGCAGCTTGACCGTAATGATCGTTAGCCAAATGATTTACAAAAGATAAAGCCTCAGCTTCGATTGCATTCTGAATTTCAGATTTTATTAACTGATAATAAGATGGTTTCCATTCAATGAGAGAATCATTGAGAGTTTGCCAAATCCTATCTCCATCGTTTTCATGATCATCTTGAACCTTATGAAATAGGGAGACAAAGATATTACCACATTGAATCCATTTTACTCCGCTTTCATCACCCCGAATGACATTGCCAGATGTGTTGCTAGAAATAATTGCATTTCTAGACACAGCATATTCTGCAATCATTTTTGCAATGAAGTTTTTATCCTTTTGATCCTCCAACACAGCATCATCATGTATTAATCTTTTAATTCTTCTACAAGGCTTACTGTCTTTAATATAGGCTATTGTTTCATCTCTTGTGAGAGCTTTATTACCATTATCATTTAAGTTCGGTAATACAACGTCTTCCCAATAACTTTGGACATCTTCATTATCGTAGTCAATGATCAAGCTGTTGATATCCAGAGCACCTTTGAGAGTCGATGATATCTGCATCCAAACCGTTTCTAAATTCTCTCTAGTATATATTACAATCATATTTAAATGATCGGAGTCTTTCAAATCTTGTAATAGTTTAAGTGTTTTATCAGGTGCATTATTATCAAGATGATAATCTACAATAATAAGATCTGATTTTCTAATCCGATCCACATCGAAATTAACAGAACCATTGTCAACATCACAAATCATATTTTTAGATTGAAAAAAGCTCTCAAGAGTAGCGGCTCGTTTAGATGAGTCAATTTTGTTGTAGTCTAAATCAACTTCGTTATTCAACGCCCTGATTGATTCAGAATACGTCAGAAAATCGTCATCAATCATGACAACGGAACGAATTGCATTTTCGCAGAAAGTTTTCTGGACAAGAGAATTATAATTTGCCACTGTCATATTAGAACTCCACTCCATTGAACTGGATCACAAAATTAGCGCCATCTTTTATTAAATAGTTATCGCCTTCATCAGGTTCTGAATACCATATTTTATGATGTGCAACAGCAAGGTTTTCTCGACATAGATACAGACCTACCCCATGTCCATTTGCTCTTTTGCTATAAAATAGTTCAAATAGTCGCGGGATATCATCGGTATCAATTGCCGGACCAGAATTTGCTATGATAACCAAAGAATTCACAAAACCAATCTTTATGAGCCTATTATTTGACAGACTGACCCAATACATTGCATTGTTGATAATATTAGTAAAAACAGGATAGATCCTTGATGGTATATCTGTTATTGCGATTTGCTTAAACTCTTCACTAAATTCAATAGTTATTCGTTGCCGTTCGAAACGCTCCCCAAAGAACTTCAGGACATAATCCATGATATTTTTTCCAGTTATTCTCTGCCTGGATTGATAACCTGATATTTTCAAAGGTGATAAGAAACGTATTTGTTGAGTAAGCGATCTGTGAGCATTTAACGCCAATGAAAAACCAGGGTGTTCTTTTACAGAAGTAGGAAGAGAGTTTAGTCCTCTGGTTACCATAGAATCCATTTCTTCAAGTTCATGAGATATTATCTCAACACTAATACCTAACTGTGCAAGCGCGTTTAAACTTTTAGCTTTTTCTTCAAAATATGAGCGTTCTTCTTCAGATAATGAGAATGCTGAATCTAAGTTTATACCTTCAAATAATCTATCGAGACCTTTTATTATTGATTGATATTTGAAAGTTAGGGTATCAACTGACTCAACATATAAACTATCGAGCAAATTAAACACATTTTCAATTTGTGAATCATTATCTATTGAATCAACAACTGATATAGTTTTAGCATAATAATCACTTCGATCAACCTTTATTTCATCGGCCCATTTTTTTAAAAGAGAATGTATCTTCTCCTCTATCGTGTTATTAAACTTAGTTAGTTTAGAATTAATAATACCTTGATTTTTTTCAAGGTGATTTTTCGCTGACAATGAAGGCTCAAGTTTATTTAATTCAGAATCAAGTTTATTAATTGCTAACTTCATTTGTAGAATATACGCAGAGAACTCATTAAATTTATCTCTGTAGTCTCTATATTTCTCTTCATACATTCCAAGTTTTGGAGGTTTGATAGGCGTTTTAATTTCACTGCGCAACGCATCTAAGTTTGTAAGATCACTGTCTATAATTTTAAGATAGTTTAAATCTAACGAACCATCAGTTTTATCAAGCTTAGTTTTCAGCCTTTTAACAGCCTCCAAGGAAGCATCAAGAACTGGTGTCTGATTCTTCAAAGCTTCTGAAAAACTTTTTTGTGTTGATTTTCGAGCTTGTTGTTGAGCAGATTTTCTTAACTCTTTTTCACGCTTAACTTGTTCTAAAAGCTCTTTACGGTCATCAGAACGTGAACCAAAAAATCTATCAGCAAGTTCAGTTAACAAATTAGATATAATAGTTTTCAGTTCTCTTGCAGCCTGGTTTCTTATGAATCCCTCTCTCCCCGACTTATCTTTCAGCTCTTTATTACTGGATTGAGTAATTCCAATATAACCAAAAATCCTTCTATTAGACCAATAATATCGCCCTGCATTCCATGAACGTCTTTCTTCTATCTGGAAGAAATCATTATCTACTCGACCATAAGGTAATACTCTCAAGCTATCCCTAAAAATCAT